CCATCGTCTCGAAGCATACATTATTCATAATCAAGATGAAATTTCCGATATGAAGAAATGGCACCGAGAGAATTATCCTAATCATGTCCTAAACCTGTACTGAATTAATTTGTTTTTATATGTAAATGGCAAGTAAAATAGAAAAAAATAGTAGGGGTATTAAATTAAAAAAAAGTTATAGCAAACAACATATTTTTATAGGAATATTTGTATTAGCTTTAGTAATTGTTCCAACTGTAATAATAACTATAATAAGCAATAGTAATACATATGAAGATGTATTTACACCCACTTTTCAATTACAACCACCCAGTTCACCTCCGCTAGAATTATTAAATATTACACTTCAACACCCACCCGCCACATCAACTCCACCCCCATTGTCAATAACTCCACCTTCTTCACCACCTTTACAAACTTTTAACAATCCAATAATTAATGAAGCATATATAAATTCTATACTAACATTGGGTTTATGGAATATTCCAATTTCCAATACTAATGAACTATACTTACTTGTTTCAACGGAAAATAATAGAAATGGAAGAATTTTATCCGAACTAGATTCTAATCAAATAGAAATAACAGCATCCAGAAGTTATAACGGTAATTTATGGGAACCAATTTACCCATTACTACAAAAAATAGAGTGTAATATAAATTGCACTTTAAATATAAGTTCAAATGATTTAGCATATAGACTTGTAAAATACACTACCAATGAAAGAAATAAAGAAGAAGAAATTTCAAGATTTTTATCTCAAGTTACATTTGGACCATTGCTTGAGGATATTCAAAGGCTTTCAGACTCTGGGAATACTACAGAACAAGTTATTGAAAATTGGATAACTGAACAAATAAACATCCCATATACATCTCATAGAAAATATTACAGAGAAAGAACCAATCCTAGACTCAAGGGTGAAGTTGCACAAGGTACAATGAGTTCTCCTTGCGAGAAAGGGTCGCGGTGGAGATCATATTCTTTTACAAATGATGACATCGGGAAAACTTTGAGAATAGAATACAATGATTCAATCGTATATATGTTTTTAGAAAACGAGTTGGTGACAAAAATAGAAAATACGTCAAATATAATATTAGGTATGTTTACAATAAATAGTGTTAATGAGTATATAAACGGAGATGTAAACATACAAACAGAAAACAATATAGAAACAATACAAAACCCAGGTATAAACATTGATAATGTATATATAACAAATGCAACTTTAAAACTTATTGGAAATAGAGGATATGGAGTTCTGACATCTGATATACTTTGTAATCCTCTACCAACATATTTATTATATAATGAAACTATTTATAGATTTGAAACTACGATGCGTTCTTTTGATAATAATTTAACAAGTGGCAACAACTTTTTATTACAAAGTACGGTAAACAAATTCCCAGTCTTGTGTTCCTCCGTTTCCGAAAATTTTATAAACAGTAACTATTGTACAGTACAAAACACTTGTGCGTCCAAAAAATACAATGGAACATTATATTTGATCGAGAATACATTCGAAAAATTCTACAGCTTATCTAGGAAATATATATATTACGTAGAAGGTTTACGTCTTTCTTCTACGGATTTCCCTTGTAAAATAGAATCAAGGTGGAAAATTTCAAATACAACGTGTGAAAATGAAACATATATAAACACTACAACCAAAGATTTGTTTATAAATGTGGTAAATACAAGCATAGACACAAATATTTTTATAAAGGACTTGGATCTTTCTTCATTTTGTAGCGATGAAGATATTCCAGTAGCTGCAACCATTAATTTTGACGGTAAATGTTACGAACACGTACATAAAAATTATTGGAACGTTTATGATTTTACATTTTGGACAATAAATCATCAAGGAAATGTAGAAAAAAGAAAACAGGGTGAGCGTAATCCCATACGAAAGTTTGCAGAATTAGGATCTTTTCTTCTTAAATTTCCATATAGTCATCCAATGTCTCGTTGGACTTCTCAGTCACAGAAAGGATTTACATATGTTGGAAGATATGGAGATCATATAGATTTTGAAGATTTACCACAAAGTATTCAAGTATCAAACGTTGCGGAAAATTATGGTATACAAATTATAGATGAAAACGATGGACAAATACTTTCATGTGGTTCTCATGATGAATATTCCAATAAACCTGAATATGGTCATAAATATTCTATTTATATGAATACTGAATATGAAAGAGGCTTAGATGGGTTATATAGACGATATGTGGAAGTAAGAGGTCGTAGCATTGTTTGGACTAATGTAGTTTTGAGTGCGGATGACCAACTTAGACAACGTATGGCATGGGCACTTATTCAAGTATTTGTAATTGGAGGAGAAGCTACATCGAAAAATTTGCATGAGCCTTGGTTGGTTTATATTGATATTTTTGTAAGAAATGCATTTGGAAACTTTAGAAGAATTTTGAAAGAAGTTGCATTTTCACCATTGATGGCAAATTACTTGACATATAGAAAAAACAGAGGGTTTACAAACAGTGGGAGTTTTCCTGATGAAAATTTTGCAAGAGAGTTTATGCAATTGTTCACAATAGGATTGTGGAAATTAGAGATGAATGGAACATATACTCTTGACAATAGTGGGAATAGAATAGAGACATATGACAACGAAGATATCAAAGATTTTTCAAGAATATGGACAGGATTCAATTTCAGAGATATAAGAGGAAATATTGAAAGTTTAGGTACAGATAATGAAGTGGATCCTATGAAAATAAATCCTTTATGGAGGGATGAATTTCCAAAAATGGATTTGAATGATGGTTATATAGGAGATTTTTATCCACAATGTATCGATTTAATGGATTACAGTTTTTTGAAAAAAGGGTCTGTATATAAACTCGTCGGATTTTTCAATCCATTTTTTAATAAACAAGTTTTACTATTAACATTAAACTCTACATTGCATAGAGAATTGTATTCAAACGATCTTGCACGGAAAATAAAATTATCAAAAACACATTCTTGTGATAACTATGGTCTAAACATAACAAATCAATGTTCTGTAAAAGATATAAAATACGTTGGTTTTATTTTGGAAAGTGAAAGATATGTATATTATGAATATATAAAACCTCCTTGTATAGAGTTTCCTTTTTATAATAATCCTAAAGTTATAAAGTATAAGAAAAAAAGAAATGTCGTAAAATATATGTGTGGAAATCCTTTATTACCCGAAGCCGGAACATGTTGTGACGTAGATAACAAAAACGATTGCGTTGAAACGTGTAATTATCAAAGAGAAAAAGTAAAGTTTAAAAATTTAGAATGCACAAATGGAATCATAAAACCGACTTGGTCAACATCCGGAAACGAATGTGATTATAAATCCGAAACATTTATGTGGTATAATACATCTTGTGAAATAAATATCATAATAGATAACGAAGGATTTGTATCAATTGTACATGATCATAACTCAGGAAACTATTTGGAAAAGTTAGGAATGGAAGCAACTTCGAAATTTCGTGTTCGTTGGAAAAATGATTCATTTCCAATATTCAATAACAATTGCAGTTCAATATGCAATAGAAACGGTGAAAAATGTTATTGTGCAGTGAGTGTAATAACAAATGCAGTATTTTCAAATCCACCAAGTATTGAACTTCTTGAAGATAGATTAAGAATCGGTGCATTCGAACCCGATGAACGCTATACTTTGTGCAATACCTCATTATGCAATTCTTTTCCAGTTCAAGAAGTATGGACAACCAGTGAAAATACTATAAATGAAGAAACAATATTTAAAGTTTTTAGAAACAATACATTTGTAAAATACTTGAAAAATATAGAAAGTATCGTTTATGTCGAAAATAGTGGTTTTTCTTTTAGAAACACACCAAGCTTTATGTCACTATCAAACTCTGTATCAAACACAGAAGAACATGAAAAAAATATACGTGATGCTAAATATGAGATAGACGCACTCATAGATCATATTTATACACATCAGAATGTACCTCCATTTGTGGCCACCTGGCTTATCAATCGGTTCATTACATCAAATCCAAGTCCAAGATATGTAAACGAAGTTTCAAATGCTTTCAAATACGGAACGTATAATAATAAAACTTACTCTGGAAAATATGGTGATTTGAAAGCATCTGTATATGCAATGTTACTCGACAGGGAAGCAAGAAGTTCAATTTTAGATATGGATCCAACACATGGAAAAATGAGAGAACCTTTGTTAAAACTTTATAATATAATGAGATCTCTAAAATACAAGTCTAGAGATTTACGTGAAATCGAATTTCAAGATTTACAATCTGATATTGGACAACAAATATTCGATGCACCCAGTGTATTTAACTTTTATATGCCTGAATTTCAACCTCTTGGACCAATTCAAGATATAGGATTGTTTTCTCCCGAATCTCAGATATACACAACGCCTAATATAATACGATACATATCTGGGACAATATCTTTGATGAGACATGGCCTAACTAAATGTCAAGGTGGATTCGGAAACACATTACAAGTAAACAAAAAAGATTATGATTGTTCCACAAAGAGAGGCGCAACCGGTCCATTTGATACAGCAGACGGACATTTGAATTTTCAACCCAATAATATGTCAGACGCAGATACTATTATTAATGAACTTGATTTATTACTAACTTCCGGAAATTTGGGCTATGAAAGTCGTTCTATATTAAAAAATGCATTTAATTCTGCTTCTAATTACGAACTAGGTTATAAAACTATAAAAGAACTATTTCCTATAGTACCAGAGTTCCATACTTCACAAAAACATACTAATATAAATTTTAGTAAACCAGAAATTAACGAAATACCATACTTAGATAGAGATTACAAAGCAATCATAGTCTTATTTATGCATGGAGGATGTGATTCTTACAATTTGATCATTCCTCATTCTGAATGTAAAGAACGTGATATGTATCAAGAATATGAATCTATACGTGGTTCCACATCGGCACTTGCATTGCCCAAAAATGATTTATTAGAAATTTCCGTACCGAACAATACACAACCTTGTAATAAGTTTGGAATTCATCCAAAATTACCAATTTTACAAGATCTTTACATTAATGAAGACGCCGCATTCGTTTCGACAATAGGTCCACTTGTTGAACCGCTTGACAAAAATAATATGAAACTAAAAAAGAAACCATTTTCTTTGTTTTCTCATAATACACAAAGAACAACTGCTCAGAATTTGCATGCCGATTCTCTAAGTGCAAAAGGAATATTTGGAAGAATAGGTGATGCTTTGAGGAAACAAAATATACGTAACAATATATATTCAATGGTTGGAAGTACAAAAATACTACAAGGTGGTGCACCTCCTAAAATAATAGGTAAAAATGGTGTAGAAAAAATGACATATTCGGGTGATGAAGAAATCATGACATATATACAAAAATTAACTGAACAGCATTCCACTTCACATTTTATGAATACTTACTCAAATATATTAGACGAATCTCTTAATTTAACGGAAAGTATATCAGAACTATTTGTAAACTCAGAAACGATCACATCGTTTTCAGATGATTCATTATCGAAACAATTTAAAAATGTTGCGAAAATAATGAATATACGTAAGTCTATGAAAAGTGAACGAGACATGTTTTTTGTACAAATCGGTGGTTTTGATACACATTCTAATATGAAAAGTACAGTAGACGAAAAATTTACAATAATAAACACAGCACTTTCTAGTTTTGTTGAAGAAATGAAAAACAAGTCACTATGGAACAATATTGTGATTATGACATCTTCTGATTTCGGAAGAACATTGACAACAAATGGAAGGGGAAGTGATCATGGTTGGGCAGGAAACATGTTCATGATTGGTGGGAGCGTGAATGGTTCTCAAATTTTTGGAAAATATCCCAACAATTTACAGAGAACTGATGATAACTTGATTGCAATTGGTAGAGGCAGATTGATACCAACTACTCCGTGGGAAGGGATGTGGAAGGGTGTCGCAGAATGGTTTAATGTGAGTATTTCTGAAATGGAAACTGTATTTCCAAACCTAAAAAACTTTGATTCATCACATATCATTGATAGAGAACTAATGTTTAAAAATTAACTTTTAAAACCTAATGTGTAGCATTCTGTGAAATAATGTACAATTTGTTTTGATTTTCTGAAGTTTGTTATTTATTTTGATTAACTCTTGATGATCTTCTATCAATATTTGACTATTTGCAAAAGACTGAAACCATCCCAATGATTCCTGCACCGAATTATGCATTCTATCAATGATTCTTTCAGGATCATGAATCACACTCAGCAGTAAAACCAAATAAGCAAACATAAATTTTTACTAAATAATTATTATTCTTAATCCATTCTATACTTGTCGAGTTTTTTTTCTTCAATAAATCTTTCAAATTCAGCAATAGAGTTATTTTTACTAAAGTAATAATCTGACATAATAAAAGGTCCTTCTTCGTAGATGAATTGATCAATTGGTTCATATTCATCAAACGTCTTTTTTTCTATTTCATTAATCATATTTCCAACGGCATCAGATGCACTTTTATGAGCGATGTATGCCCAATTTTCAAGTCTCGCACCATAAATAATTCCAGCTAATTTTGCAACATCCCAGTACAATGTGGGTATTTTTATAGCATGATTTTTAAAACAATCAAATATCGCACAAAATTCATAACCTTGTTGAAACGAAAATTGCATCATTAATAACTTACAAAGATCAATTCGTTCATATATCATAAGTTCGTGTTTCATACGAGATAAATAGTATTTGTAATTTAAAGAATTTATAGGATGTTGAATAACTTTAGAAGGTAAATCTCTTATACGGTCTGTAAAACAGTGAATATCACCTTCAAATATTTCAACCCATTTTCGTATTGTATCACAATCTCTATCTCCTTCCACATATATTAGTAGTGATTTATCTGAACTTTTACGCCATTCTTTTGATACAAATGATTCATCTAAATCTCTGAGAGGAATACCACTATGGGACATTACTCCACGTTCCCTTGCCCATTTGGATATACATGGAATAGGAAAGCCCTCTCTATAAGATATTGAAATAGAAGGTTGCAAAGCAACGATTTTAACACGATCATTATCTATTCTAAAACGAATACCAACACCAGCAGAGCGAAACACTATACTATCCCTCATCACTTTATATTGCATGATATTTTTTAGGATGAACTACCTTTTAAATTATCTACCATTCTTATGATATCTTTTACTATATCATTTGAGATTTCCACCAAAATTGCAAGTTTTTTGGGTATATTCTTTTCTGATAATATCATATCCTTTGCATGAGCAATCGCCTTATCTTGTGATGGAGCACATAGCATCTGAATGCGGTCAAAGACTATGTACACTATTCCGTTTGCATCGTCTTCATCAAGTGCAGAATTCTTAAACATTTGAATGAATAAATCAATGTCAAATGCACTATTCCAAGAGTCACAGAGATCTCTTCTGCTAGGCGTCAAATTTGTGATTTTAGTTTTCAGTTCAGTACATCTTTCTCGAATCCATTCAATTGTGTCTTCATCCGGGGATGAAGTCTCTAACAATTCTATAAACTTTTTTCTTAATAATGCCTTTTCAACCAAACCCTTTAATTCATCTTGCGACATTTGAGAAATACGCTCTTCAATCTCACTCATTTACTTTTTTTTTCAGTGTATAAAAAAAACAAAATGAGCTACGTTTGCGATCCCAAAAAAAACTTTGTAGATGGAAAGGCTTACACTCAAACACATTTAGGAAACGGTATTCCTCAACATGATGCAATTCAAAAGTGTGAAAAAGTCGCCCAAGGAAACGATTTTTTCGTACAACAGCATCCAGGTCCAGTCGGTTATACAATCTGTGCTGTTTTGAAAGAGCCACTTTCAGCTAATGATAAAATATCAGCACATGGCCACACCTACGGTTCTGTATGTTACAAACCTCCTACACAATAAATATCGCGAACATCACTCCATTTTTTTGTTATTATTAATAAATGAGAGATATTTTATTTTTGTATAGATCGGGTGGTGAAGAAGGTGAAGAAGGTGAGGAAGGTGAAGAAGGTGAAGAAGGTGAAGAAGAAATTCTAAAAGTTTTGGAATTAATACAAGAAAATTTGGACAACTCGTATCATCCTTATAATATGACCGCAAGAGAAAAATATAACTCGATGAATGAAGATACAAAAGCATATTTTAGAACAATGGTTTTAATAAATGATTGGGATCTCATACCACGTGAATATGACAAGCTTTCTATAAAATACTGGAAAACTGCGTTCAAAATAATAGCAGAATCTGGACAGCACAATATGTCACATACTGGATCACAGGACATTCACACTATTTTTGTACCAATGGTCTCTATAGTCGCAATGATGTGTTTATCCGATCCAAGCGGAGAGTTCACTCCGTTTTTCAGCATGTTTCAAGAAATTGCTAGAAACAGAGAACTTAATTTATTGTCACTATGTAGAAATCGTAAAATACACGACAAACATTTTTACAAACCTGCCAGTATTTGGATACAAGAAATATTTAATCTCATAAGAAAACCTTATGATATAAATTATTTTATTACAATTTGTCAAAATATCACAAGAAAAGTAATAGAAAGCTACCATAACGGAACCGAAAAAACAACCGAAGAAAAAATGAATCCCCGAAAAGAACGAGGGTTTGAATTTGTACAAAAAGGATGGAACAAAGACGAGGAAACATTTGAAGAGTACTGTATTTCAACAAGAGATGTAATAAACATAAGTCATTATAAAGAACACTTGGAATACACTGGATCGTTCTATATGTTACATTATTCAAGATTCGATGAAGAACAACATTTTACAAAGATGTTTACAGATGATGAATTAATATTTTATAATGCATGCAAAACTTTTCTACCATTTGAACGGTTCAAAACAAATTATGATCCAGAAATGGAAAAATCAAAATCTAGTTTTGAAACTGCTTCATCATCTTATTACAACATGCCATCCATAGAAACAAAAATGAAAGAAGAAGAACAAATAATTAAAAGAGATAGTAAAAAACGAAGAATAGAAAAATACGAAAAAGAAAAATACGAAAAAGAAAAATACGAAGAAAGTAAAATACTACAAAAACTCAATGAAAAAGAAATCCAAAAAGAAACTGAATTCTTTATAAGTTTATGGTTTGGTAATTCCAAAAAGTTTTTGGACACTCCACTACCATTGAATATCGCTTCTAAAAGAGCGTCCAAAAATATTAGAAATATACTTACATTACGTTCTAAAAGTAGTTTTTGGAATGATGACAATACCATAGATGTATGGTTTAATGAAAACACGAGATCAGAGTATTACAATCAAATAGGAGATACACGTGAAAATATAAATAATGAATTTAACAATACGATAGAAAATGGTAAGTTAAATGAAGAAAGAATGCAAATTTATTTATACACCATGTATAAATTATTACATTTGTTACACAGTGATATGAAAAAACATAACTATGATTCAACTTTTATTAAAGAAAAGTATTTTCATATATTCAGTACTGTTATACCAGTAAGTCATTCTTCAAACACTATAAATAAAACAGTGGGAGAACTTTTGTCCTTGAGAAACTTTGATGACACTTTGAAAATATATTTGCGCATTCACGAAAAATATTGATATTTTATACCGATCGTTCGTTCACTGTAAATCAGTTTTTATAAATAATTTATTTAAATAATAATGAAGGACAATTTCAAATCACGAGCACAAAAATTATTCTGGGAGTTATCAGTAGAATTTTCTGAAGAATTAGTAGCACAGTTTCCTTCTTGTAGCGATACCAAGGATTTATTATTATGGGGGAAGAATGTAATATTAGGGAATGATGATGAAGAAAAACAAGGAATTAATGATTGGTTTGTTGCAATGAATGAACCACTTAAGAAAACAAAATATTCAAAGGCTGTTGAAAGAATTACAGGAAGTGCACCAGTAATATACCATGCTGTTATTTACAAGGATTATGAATCCATGGCAGCATCAAGTTCTTCTGTTAGTCTAAAGAGACTCAACATTGTTAATAAAATGAATGACCCGTCATTTACAGACGAAAATAAAACAGTTTTCTGGAAATATATGGGAGAACTCAATAAATATGCTTCTGAATTTATGGGTAAAGAGTTCCCTCGTGTACCATCAAGAGAAGAAATACAGGAAAATATTAAAAAACAAAAAACAGGTGAAAGTAGTTCTTCACAACAACCATCTATGATAAAGGGATTTAGTACAGCGTTGTCTGCATTTTGTGAAATGAGAAACTCGAAAGAAGCATATGATTTATCAAATGATTCAGAAGTTTCCAAGATATTTTCAAAATGGGTAGAAGTTTCAAAGAAAACAATTGGTGAATCTACAGTCGTTGTCATGTGTAAAAATAAAAATGACGATGTTATTGATGAATTATCCAAAAACTTTAAAGAAATAGATTGGAAGGATCCCTTAACAGAAAGTCATTGGAATGTTTTAATAAAGATATTCTCATTTTGTGAAGTCGGAGAAGCAATACCAAGTCAAATGATGGGAAAAATAGAAAATATGGCAAGTAAACTCGCGGGGGAAATAATGTCTGGAAAAAAGGATATGGGAAGTATGGATTTACAATCTATTGGTGAAGAAGTGCTATCTCAATGCAATCCAAATGATATGAACCATTTTGCAAATAATATTGACAAAATTTTACCGGCAATAAATAACTTGAGATAATCAAGACATTGTCGGGACTGTCTCACACATTACTAAATATTTGATCAGCTTTGATTAAATACATTTATATTTTTTTAATTTGTAAATAAAATGCGAGATTTTATTTATAGAGCAGCCCAATTTCCCATTGATGAAATGGATGATGACAATTATTTAATAGGAGGTCCAAGTGATTCTCAAAGAGAACATAAAAAAAAAGCACTTAAAAGATTGGTAAATACATGTAAACTTAAAACGAGACAATCTGCAATAAATGCATATTATTTAATGTATAGCAAAGGTTGGGAATTATCTTTTAATCAAAGTCTTATTAGTGATTTCTTCAACAAGAAATTTATTGAAAAAATTAATTCGAATGAAATTTTTAAAATAGATGAAAATACAAGAATTAGTCAATTAATTCACTATCACAACACCTCAGACGCTAATACGGGTATAGAATGGCAAGAAAACAATAATGATTTAGTAAATGATACACTGTATAATATATACGAGCATGGCATCTCGGTAAACAATTTATACTGTTTATTAAACACAATTATCCAACGAATAGTGAAAAATTATTCAATACTTTTACTAGAATTTCCACAAAATCCTGTAATGAGAAATGCTGATGGTACACGAGAAGGTTTAATCGGAAGAGACGATTTGGTGCAGACAGCAAGTTCTGTAGCAGCAGATGGTACTGTATGGATCAAGAGAATGGCTAATGACTGGAGTTCTCCTTTATTTGGTGGGATGGTAGAGAGATTTGAAATACACAACGTCTTTCCACTTTCACAATATTTAGAAAATAAAAACGTACCCATAGGTGGTGAAATCCGTATAAAAGAAGAAGACACTGAACCTTTGCAAATCGTTGCTAAATTGATAAGCTCTGGTTTTATTCTAACCCCTTTACATTATATACAAACAGAATTTCGGCATTATTTTGAACCGGTTCCCGAGATTGTAATCATAAAAAGACACAATGCAAAAAAATGGCACTTAATGCAATTTATCGAGTGTGAAGGGATTTGGTTAAAAATGATGAGATCATTAGGAATAATTCAAGAAGTTGATGATGAAAGTGATGAAGACGCTATAATTGAAGATGACGAAGCACCAGACACAGCTCCGCGTTACAGTGTTCATCAAAGAAATAGGAATCCTAAAAGAAGTCGAGGACTGGATTTTGATGATGGAAGTGAGCCGGCGATACTGCCTGTGCCCAGTTCCACTGATGAAGCAAGTAGTTCCACTGCTCAATAAAACTAATTCGTAGATACTAATAATTTTATTTCATAAGGGTTTGGTAATTTAAATTTTATAGAAGGATTTGACAATTTATCTGGCCATATATGCGCAAAACCTATTTTTATCCAAATCCCGTTTATAAAAGCGTATATATCTGCACTTTTATTTTTTTTTTGTACATACCTA